GTCTAGTTGTGCAGGAACACTTCCTGCATTTCTAATAAATGCAAAATATGCACCTTCTTTTTCTTCATACCAACTTGCTACGGTATTTTGTCCACCCCAAATAAATCCTGAATCTTGTTGGTCACTTACAATTAAAGTATCCCAACTATCGTCACCTTCTAAGTTTATGGTTTTGAATAACTTATTTTCTAAAGGTTGGTCGTTAAATACAGATTGAATCTTAGATGGATAATCCACACCATAATATCTGTTTCTTATTGGGTTTGTATTATGACGGTAAATATTACCTCCATTAAAAGTAAAAAAGTAATTATTCATACCAATCATCCAATCAGCATAGTATGAATAAAAAGATGGAAATCCTTTGACTCCATCGTCATAACTTAATGTATAGTTTTGTCCTTGTGTTACTTCGTTGCTCATATTTTATATTTTATGGACAGTGTGTTGTATCACCACAAGAGTAGCTTATTGCTCCGTGTTGTTGTGCGTTAACATCTGTTCCTGTTCCTAATGCAGTTATAGTACCACAATAAATTAATGGGTCTACTGTATTAGTAGTAAAGTTTACTCTCTTATATTGTATTACATCACCTACACTGTTTTGACTAAATCTATCGTTCATTGTATACAACTGACCGTTGGTACAATCTTGTACAGTAATTGTACTACAAGTGTCAAACTTTTGGTCTACTATACCATTTGTTGTGTGAACCACAAAACCACCCGGACATAAATAGTAGTTGTCAAATACTGCAGTTTGACCATTCTCATCAGTAAAAAGATAGTCGTGTAAGTTTACATTACCTTGAGTTGATTGACCGTTTACCGGAACGTGATAATATAGTTCAGTATCTGAAAATAGTCCTATACACGCACCTGTTTGAGTTGTCTTCATTACACCCAACATAGCAGGTATTTTTGTAGGACAATTTATTTCAGTACTCCAAACAGTTCCACCACACGGACCAACAATTGTCATTTCCATTAAAGATGGTTGTGCAGTAGGTTTTGGTATTACCATAATACAATCACCCGGTTGACCTGCAGTAAGTTGGTTATTATCACTTGTTATAACTTCTGTTACAGTGTTACCTGTAGGATTAAAACTTCCACCTACATACTCATATTCACTTAGGTTGTATGTACCTTCTATTTGATTATTACTTCCACATCCACCTTGAGAACCTGTTGCTCCTACATAAGTTCTTGCTCCTTGAACCGGTGTTCCTGCATTGTTTTGTGCTTGTAACCAACCGAACTGTGGTGAACTTAACTTGTTATAAGTAGTACCATTATATTGTACACTTATTCCGTCAGGAACACCCACAGGGTCAAACTTTATAATTACTGCTCCTGTATCACTAGCAGTGCCACCAAGTTCAATGTTTAGTCTAAATATTCCATCTTGTTCACTTGCATTTAATTGATTTCCACAAGGCTCTGCACATTCAGGACAGGGTTGAACAGGATATAAAACACAAGTGTTACCATTGCATACTAATTGTCTAGCAATAACACCATCCGAATAATATCCCGGATTAGCGTATTGTGTTAAAGCTGCATCCATCCAAACTCCGTTTGAGTTTGAAAGTGTTGTTCCGTCTATATAAAATATTGCCATAATTAAATTTTTATTCCGGTGTTTGTATACAACAACAAGCAGTTAATATATCTTGTCCTGAACATAAATCTATTGTTGTTGGTTTTCTCAAATCCCATATTAAATACAAATAGTCTCCATCATTTCCTGAAGGAACTGTAAAGTTACCTTTGTAATACTCACCCGGTGTAACCTCTACCGTTGCCATAGGAGTAGATGCACTTACAAGCTGCTGCATTGCAGGAGATGTTTGAGCATAATTTACACTTGTTCTTAGGTATCTAAATCTATTAGAGTTATTATCCCAAGTTGCCGTATCACCCTGCCATTTTGCCCAAACTAAATCTTGTTGGTCTCCTGTACTTGGTATTGCTCCCTGACCCTGCTCACCTGTTTGACTTGCATAGTAACTAAGTATTGGGTTACCTGCACCATCATCAAACTGTACAAACGTAGTTGTAAGTGGTGATTGATAGCCACCGGGGAAAGGTGGAGCATAAAATCTTTTCTGTGTATGTATGGTTTCAAATGCTTCGTTAGCACCTGTCAATACCACATCAACAACAGTTAATGTTTTAGCATCAGGACATTCAACAGATAATGTTAAGGTAGTTATAGAACTTCCAACAGGAGTTATCTTAACTGAAACCTCTGTTATACTTTGACTATTTTTATTTACAGTAATACTACCCGGTCCTGTTTGGTTGTCAGCATTTTGCGTAGTACCTGCGTAGGTAACCTCAACATCAAACATACCTGATGTTGTAACAGAACTCCAAGAAACATCTAAAGGTCCAATTGATGTACCCATTTCAAAACACACATCAAAACTTTGATTTGGTGTAATAGTTATTTCTTGTGTAATACCACAAGCCGTACAAGGTATTTCTATAGGAATTAATTGTTGGTTAGAGGTTAATACAAACTCATTCATATAAGGGTCAAACCCTCCTAGCTTTTGAGTTTCAAACTCTACATTAAATAAATCTCTAAACCAAGTTCTCATACCGTAACCTGAAATAGTTTCAAGGCTATCGTTTTGATAACTTGTACCACTTAGTTTTAATACCGAACCTCTTTTTGCATCTGTGAAATATTTATCCGGACCCCACTGTGCAAAGCTTTCAGGATTGTGGCTAATACCAAACTCCTCAATTCTTGCGATTTGTGTTCCTAATACTTCAGGTACTGATTGTAATAAGTTTCCTGTACCTGCATCCGATAACAAGTTCTTACCTGCTAATACATAAGATATTTTATCTTCTTGTAAAGTAAGTACGTCTGTCTCTCTAGCAAATAACTTTTGTATTGGTCCAAATGATTCTTCTAAGGCTTTAAAATTAAGTAAGCCAAAGTTGAACTCATTTAATTTATTTACGTTTGATTCATCATTAAATACACCACTGTATGTTATATCTGCAAATCTTCTTATTTCTTTGTAATCAATTGCTTGAGTTGATGTAACTCTGTTTCCTAATTGAAAGTCTTTTCCTAAAATACTATCACGAATCCTGTAACTCTCTACACCATTACCAAATGCATAACAATTAAAAAACTTGGTATCACATATAGCAGGTTGGCTATCTGTTTGGTTTTGGATGTTACCCAAGTGCAGACCCGGTGTTAAAGTTTGTTGACCAACATTAATATCTGAAGGGTCAACAGGTGGTGTAGTTGGGTTTAGTTGTGCACTACCACATTCGGCTACAAAAGTTACTGTAGTTCCTGAACCTGCAGTTCCTCTACCCAAAATAAGTATTTCTTGTGGTTGTCCATCTATGTCTATATAGTTAAACACTACATCGTTTATATCATCATTTTCAATAGTATATAAACAGTTGTTAGTTCCTTTGTTGATTTGGAATGACTCCTCACCCTCATACCATACGTCAGGTGAAGCATCTAATGGCTCACTTTCAAAAATACAAGTATTGTCTGCTCTAAATACAGTAATACACATACGAATTACAGACCTTCTCTTTTTACTACTACCACAGGCTCTAGTACCTCTACCCATAAACTTTAATTGGTTAGTAGTAGGGTTTCTATAAAAGCCAAAGTATATAATACAAAGATTACCGGGTAAGGTTTGATTAGCTTGTTCACCTAAATACTCAACCGTAAAGTCACAACCTGAACCGGGATTACCAATAGAACTCACACCTAAAGTTTCTAGTGCATCATCTATATTATCACCTTCAAACCAATCAAAAAAGTTGTCGTAGTCTTGAGATGCAGTAAGTGTTCTTTCAAAATCCCATCTTCTTCCCTCACACTTATTACCTGACCCTTTTCTTTCGACCTTAATATCAAAAACAATTCTTGAGTTTGCAGGTATTGTGTAATCTGTGTAAGATGAACCTGCTATGTTAGGGTCAGGTTGTTCTAGGTTTACAGGATATGTAACCAAAGGATAATCTCCTGAATCTTTTTCGGTAGTTTGTTTACACCCAAAATCTACAATAGCATTTTCTCCTTGCTCAGTACTAAATGAATTTGGTCTAATCTTCATATAAGTTCCTGAAGGAATAGGTATATTACCATCTTCATCACCACCCCCACCTTCAGCAGGTATATCTAAAAAGCCTTTTTCTTGTGCTTCTTTTTGTAAAACTGTTGCAAATACACATCCTGATGTAGGACCATCTGCATCTCTTTTTACAATTAGCCTTTGACCGTCTGTAATCTTTTGAGAGTTTTCTCCTTCTAATAAAAAGTAAGTCTCTTGTGTTTCAGGGTCATTAAAAAATATACTTGAAAATATAGTATCGTAAGATTCTCTGTCAGGTTTTATTGCAAACTTGTATCGTGTTGCCCACTCAGGTGCTAATTGTGACTCAGGAATATTTACATATATACTATTAGCAGTATCTGAATCATCACATATAAATTGTTGTGCGTTAAACTCACTAACCAATGCAGGAGTAGAACGACCAAACTCATCCATATATATCATACCAATCTCATAGCCTCTATTGCTATGTAAACTTTCACCTGAACCCAACTTACTATAGTCAGCTTCTGCAGATGCTATCTTAAAATACTCTGTGTTTATTTGAGTTGGTGTAGTTATATTATCAGCATACTGTACTGCAGGAAATGTAAAAGTAACTACACTTGAACCTGCAGTGCTATCAACTTGAATAGCTTGTTCGATTGCAGATATACCACTCTGATATATAAGTGCAGTTCCATCTAAGTCAGCTTTCCATATTCTGTTGTAAGCATCAGACATTGTAGAGCCTTCTTCCCTATCCACCATAGGTTGTATATTACCACCGGGAAGTGAAGTACCTATTTGTGCTACTGTTGCAGCATCGTTAATCCATTCAAAAACAGTATTGTAATCTTGAAGAATGGTAAATGTAAATTGTAAAGACTGTTCTTCGTTAGTCTCTGTCGGTGGGTTTGCACCTGAAAATTGGTCGTGTTCAAAATCTACAATTAAAGTAACTGTTGCACCTTCTACTAAATCTATTGCTCCAAAATCAAATTCTGCTTTAGACTCAGCTACATTGACAACTCCTTGAATTGTATACTCAGATGTTTGTAAATCACTTACTATATTAATAGCCTCAAAAGACTCTGTTACTTTTTCAGTGGTGAAGTCTAATCTTACAGGAGTACCTAAATAATTTATTAAATCGTAACCCTCATCATAGTTACCGTACATCAAACGGTTACCCATTAAGGTTTGTGCTTGAGCAAACCTTGGAACATTATCATACAATCTGAGAATCTCAGCTTCAGATAAAATTGTAAATATTTTACTATTAGTAAATGAGTAAGTTACATTTTGAAAATCAGTATAACCTTGCTCACTTTTATTAAGCTTTTCAATAACTTTAATTACAGGACTGTTTGCCTCTTTAAATAACAAGTCAACACCTTTAACTAAAGGACCACCTGTATTGAAAGTAACAAGTGCAGTGTTGTATAGGTTAGTCATACCTTCATTTAGGTAACTCTCTCCTGAAAATAAAAATGTACCCGGTGAAAACGCAGGTCTAGTAAATATAGATGTAGCTGAATATTCGTCATCATCATATCTATATCTATAAGCAAAACATATAAATCTTTCTTCTAAAAAGTTTTCTTGACTCCCTGTTTGTATTAGTTGTATACCCGGTGGGGATAAAGGTGGTTTTTTAATAACCAATATGTCTTCAGCTAAGAATCCATCAACTCCACTACCATCAGGGTCAGGGTAATTCTTTTGTACATTTATTTTTCTAGGTGCGTTTAGGTTGTCTGTAAAAAATAAAAGTTTATTATCTACTAAATCTATACCTGTATGCAGATATAATTCATTGAAGTTAAGAGTGGTATTAACACCACCACCATCATCCATACTAATAAGATGATATACTACAATGTTATTGTTTGCATTCCAAGAAACTACAAGGTCTAATTTACCTGTATTACTACTTGTAAAGTTTGGGTCGTGAACCATCCAATAAATAGTTTCATTTGCACCATCTTCAAAAGCACCAATACATCTAGCTTGACTAGATAGTTCTTCCCCATTATATTGTAATGTCGTTACTTTAAGATTACCTTTTGAGTTTTCGATTACTCCTATTTCAGCACCTTCAGTAGAACCCATACGAACATTAAGTGCATCAACGTACTCGCCATTTGGCACGAGTCGTTCATCCACCATTTTGTTCATTTTACCTTGAGTAAAGTTCCTTGTTAAGTTTGCCATATTATTTAATCCACTTATCCTTTCCTCTCATATTCATTAAGAGTCTACCGGGATGTATATTACTAATTCTAATTTTTGCGTTTCTAAGCAAAGCTGCTCTTTTCTTTCTAGACCTCGCAACTATGTACTCTTGCACTCCAACCTTTGAACTTAATATTTCAAATTCAATTGCAGCATAGATGTATTTTTCAAATAGTTTATTTACAGTAACTAAACTGTCATCACCATTTTCCATACCATCTGAGACATACTCAAGAATACACAACTCACCTGCCATTCCTGAACTAAAATTAATAACACCACCTTTGGGATTTATTTTGAAAGTGGGATTAGCATTGGCAGTTTCTGTATTCAATCCGTAACGTGCTCCAATACCATATTCAAAGTACCAAGCACCATCAATACACCAACCTGCCCTACCGTAGTATTCAGAGTTTTGGTTTAAATAAATACTTTGCTTTTGACCTTTTATTCTATCGTAATCAATGTCTGAAAATTGAGGTGATAAAGCATTACCATCTAAATCAAATAAGATTCTACATTCATTATCTTGTAAGTACGCAGAAGACCAATTGGTCTGTATGTTTTCTGTAAGAGGCATTAATAAGCCATCTCTATACATAGAAACTCTAACCCAATTTACATAGTCAGATGGTAGCACATATCTTAATGTGTCACACACACTAAGTTCTAATATTTTTATTTCTTTAAAGGCATCGTAATTTAATTCTTGAATTGCACGTTTTGCGTGGAATAAAATCTTATACCTTTCTTCGTTATTTACAAGACTGTGGTTACCCTGATACATTAACATAAAATTGTTAACTATATCTTCCAAAGAAACATATTGGTATGAACCCCAATTTGCATTCTCAGGTGGGTTACCTGCATTCTCGTAATACTGATATTGACTTATATAACTCATAATTATTTCTCTGTTTGCATATTCTTAGCTTCCTCTGCTCCACCAAATTGTGCTGCAGACATTTCTCTAATTGACATACCTGCATACTGTAAAATTTTATTTACCAAGTTTGGCTCATCATCGTGAGGTAATTCAAAGTCTTGGTAATCTGAAGCACTCTGATTAAACGAAGGCTCACCACTTACAAGTTCTACATAAGTCCATTTAGGTTCTTTAGGGAATCTAATATATTGACACTCAACTGCTCCTAACTTATTAATAGATTCAGGAAACAAAGACAGTGTTGGTTCTTGATGGCTATATGCAGGGAACATAAGATTAGGTCTTGTTAACAAAGAGTTGTTAAGCATTGTAATCTTACTGTTGGTTACCTTCTCTGCTTCCTTAACAGGATTTTGAGCATAAACCAAATACTGCATCATTGGATTTATAAAAGTATCAAATGGATTTCCATTATAGTCAACTAATCCAAGTTCAGTGTCACTAACAACCTCACCTACATATCCAACTGCAGGTGGGTTAGATGATAAGTTCACTACTATATCACCAACCTGTACACCATCTGCAATAAATGTTGCAGTGTTATCTATTAAACTTGCTATTTGTAAAGCAGTGTTATTACCACTAGCTAATTGCTTAGTATGCACCAATACTTTATTAAGTAAATAATAATCATCTTGAGTGGTTGTTATACTTGGTGTAAAAAACCTATTATTATATTGATGAAATAAAAATTTAGTTTCTGAAAACGTATTTATTACTTCCTCTAATCCCTTACTTATAT